TCCAATTGGCTTGTCCTTGTACTCGGTAGAATTGACAGTTTCATGCCGAGCCATTAATTGATCAATCGTCAAAGATATGTTTTCGTACTGCGTAAACTTCCACGTTGGAATAAGTCGCTTGCGAATTAGTGGCTGGGCGTACCGCCTCTCGGCTGTGTTAACAATCGCATAACCGTAGACATCACTTAAAAGAGCCTCTTCTTCTTGCTCAAAAGATAGCGTGACCTGCGGTGTCCAGCTTTCTGGATCGTCGCTGTCGTTCTCGCCGCCGCCCGACCCACCGCTACCACCACCTCCACCACCACCGCCTGTGGGAGGAATCCAAACAGAAATTTCTGTGTTTACGATTTCACAAGTAACATTCCAGTACCGAGCATTACTTTCCCACTGATCGCATTTCTTGCTTTTGCAAGCGCACTGGTATGGAACACCCGGTAGGCTGATAGGATCGTTCGTTACCGGCAGTCCAGGAGTTAATAGAATTTGCGCTTCACTAGCACCTCCTTGGTCATCGTAGACGATATAAACCAGCGTTGTTGAATAATCAATCTTGCCATCGTTACTAACGATCTCGGCGGATCGCTGTCGACGCTGTCCAATAATTGTTGGCATCAGTTCATCGCCTTTATGGGATTCTTGTTGACTAAATCATTAAGCAGCCCATTTGCTTTTTGTTGCTCGGCTACTTGGCGTTTTTGCTCTGCCAGCTGGAGTTTTGCTGTATTGTCGCGACCAAACATGGCTTGATAGGCTTCAACCGTCCCAGCTTGCAATGTTCTCGGCAAATCGTAAGACTGCTGCTGAGTTGCGTTGGTGTTTTCTTGCATAACTCGAGCAAGTTCTGCGCTGCCCTGCTGCATGGTAAGCATGCCGGCGTTTATCATGTCAGCGATGCGCTGAGCTTGCTCCATCATTTGAGCTTGTGGATTTGCAGCTTTAAACAACCCTTCCTTGATTGCTTTTGCTTCTTCAAGCAGCGGCGTTTGAGTCATTAACTTTTCAAATTCTTTGATGTCTTTTTCTGCTTGAGCAAAAAACGGTCGCGACATCTGCTCATAGGTTCCGCTTCTTGCCGTTTTCGTCATCCATGCTTGATCAGTTTTTAGCTTCGCCATTAGCTCAGCTTCTTTGCGGAAATCGTCCACTTTTCGCTTAGCTTGAAGCTTTTCATAGTCGGCTGTCGACATCGTAGCCTTGAGGTATGCTTCCTGAGCATCCTTCATCATCTTCAGGCCGTCAATTTGCTCCTGAACAGCCTCTTGCTGCTTAAGCTTTTCCATTTCTTCAAGCTTGCGTGATTTTTCAAGCTGATTGCGAATGTTTTCAAAAAGCTTTCGGCGTTTTTCCACAGCGCTTGATTGCTGCTCCTCTCTTCCCATTATTTGCTGATGCAATGAGGCATATGTTCCAGCAAACTCTATAAGCAATCCACGGGAATCTGTAATCATCCTATTAAAGCTCAAAAAACTTGCGTAGAAATAATTTCCTATTTTTGAAAACGTTTCCAGCATTTTTGCTGCATCTCGAAGCGCTAAGGTAACCTCTTTCAAAAACATTTTGATGTAAGGTGAAAGAACCGAACCTATTTGCTCACCAACCTGGGTTAACGCATCGCTGAAAGCGTTGAATTGAGCTGACAATTCTTCAGCTTGCTTTGTCATCTGTCCAGCAAACTGCCCTTTATGCAAAGTGCTCGTTACCGTGAAAATTGCGTCATCAAAATCCTGAGCGCTTACTAACCCTTGCTCCATCATCTTGCGAAGCCTAAGCATTTCAACGCCAGTCATTCGCGTCATTTCATTTAACGGATTAAAGCCCGCATTAGTCAGCTGCAAAAGCTCTTGCCCCATTAATCGACCAGCGCCTCTAACTTGTGCGTAGGCTCTTGTTAAGCCTTCGAGTTGCATTGCGTTGCCAGATGAAATTTCTGCCAGTCGTCTTAACGTAGGAACAACTTCATCGGCAGATACGCCATATTGAGCTAAAGTTTTTGCTCCTCGCAATAAGTCTGCAGATTCAAGCGGAGACTCGGCAGCAAGTTGCCTAATTTGATTAAATGCAATGGCTGCTTTTTCGGTGCTCTTGAATTGCACTTCCAAAAGCACAAGGTTATCTCGCAATCTTGCGTATGCTTTGACTGATTCTAAAACCAATTTAGAACCAGCATAAATTGCGGCACTTGCAGCCGTCATGCCTAGAAGTTGGCTACCAGGGACACCAGCCATCGTAAGACCTTGCACTGCCTGCTGTCCAAATCCTCCCGTAGGCGTGCTTCTAGACATTAAGCTTGGCATTTGCCGATACATGTTCATGCGGCGAGCGACAAGAGCGTTTTGGCGTTCTTCGTCTTGTATTAACTTTCTCAAAACGAGATCTTCTTTGATCTCTTCCATCACAATTTGTTTTTTCAAAAACAAAAGCGTTCCATAATGCTTTCGCTCAGCCTCAAGATTGTAAATCTTTCTTTCAACAAGCTGTAAAGATTTTTGATTTTGCAATACCTCTTCGACATAATCATCTCGTTCGCGCTTTCTTGCTGCTCGCTTGAGCTTTTCTATCTCCATCGCCATTCTTGCTTCTTCTCTAGCAAGCGCGGCGGCTTCCTCACGTTGCTGTTTCTTAAAGTCTAAAACTTGCTTTTCAATTTGAACGCGCTTGCTTTCCTGCTGGCTTTTTTTCAAAGCTTCTTGACCAGCTAATCTCAAATTGATTTCTGCAAGCTCTTTTTCGGTCTTTAATAAGTCATCATAGCTTTGCCTAAGGTTTCTGGCTTCTTGAGCAAGCTGAGGAGTAAACGCTTCAAGGGCCGAAAGCGCATCACGATATCTACCAGCTTTTTTTTCGGCTTCTAAAAAAGAATTTGCAACCGCTCTGATGCGATCCTCCACATCTTTGGGCGATAGTCTTGATGAAGCTTGATTGATGACCTCAATCTTACGAATGAATCGCTCTAAAGGCGTTCTCTGGTTGTTGACCTCTCTAGTGAGCTGAGCCAATTCCGATCTGCTTGCTTTAATGCCAGAGGTATCTGCCTGAAAGCTCAACTGAATGTTGTTGTAGGTGATTACCTTGGTCATCTAAGGCCAAACCTCGCTTCAAGCGTTTTAGATATTTCTTCTGCAGACTGCACAGCTTTTTGCTGCTCTTGCTCTTGCAGTCGCTCAGGAATAAACCTGTTTACCGTCAACGCTTCCATTTTGGCCCCTTTGGAAGCAGCGTACAAACTTTGAAAGTTTGAGATCATTGAACACAGTACGCCATGCTGTATCCACCTTTCATCGTGACTTGATAAAGGAAAAATGGCATCGTAGCGTTCCCAAAAATCCAATACATGAGAATCTACAGATGCCATCCATCCTATTACATCAGGCTCACCAATCCGCAAACAGACTTCGGCCGCTACTCGGGTTCGTCTGCAGAATCGGACTTTTTTTCGAGAGACTCTTCTTTGCGAGTAAAACCAATGTGCTCGCGCGCGGCATCACCAAGAATTTCCATATCCAGCGAATCAATGTCCGCTAGCAGGTCATCCTCATGATCAAAAAACATGCGGTTGCCATCGGCATCAACAAGCATCTTTACCAAAAGCATGCGAGTTGCTTTCGTCAAAGCCTTCTTGTTGACATCGCCTTTTTTGTCCAGCAAACTCATGTTGTATTCGGATCGCTCAAGTTCCGTTAGTGACTGAAGTCTTGCGACATCACCGGAACTAAGCGTAACCTCTCGATACCTACGCGCTCGCTTCGCTAGAAGCTGATCTCTTGAAATAGCCATTATTCGTCGTCCTCTGTTTCTGATTCAACTTGCCCAAGATGCTCAGCAACTTCGTAATCGGATGGTGGCTCAACAACAGGACTGATCCAGCCCAGTTGCTTAAACACTTCCGTCTTAATTTCTTTTGCTGTCGACTCTGGAAGCACCAAAGTGAAATTCAGTGGCGATCCAGCGTCTTTACCAATATACCCAACCTGTAGACCATTAGCCATGATGACCCACTGGTTGTGCTCAACTTCAATTGGCCCCAGCGGGGAGTTCATCACTCCCTTGTGAGGCCTTAGTTCTACCTTAACCATAAACTAGCCCTTCATTAGGCGGATTTACTAAACGTTGGCCCAGTTCCGCCGTCGAACTTAAAGACAAACGTAGCTTCTTGCAAAGTGCCAAGCTGAAGCGTTGGAAAATCGAACGACTTGAAGTAGCCAGTACCTGCAAGGTTGGCTGCAGTCGTTTCGTTGCTGGTCGTTGTCGTAGAAGCAACTTTGCGCAGCGGGAAGGTAATGGTGCAGGTTTCGGTAACCGTTGCTGCGACTGTTGGCAATGTCAAGCTAGTTGGGAATAAGCAGGTGATGCTAACTTCCCCTGGCTCAACCAAGTCGCTTGGAACATACGACTTGTAGGTCGTATTGTCCAAGGTTGACTTTTCCAAGTCGTCAACCATCCAAGTTGGCAATTTCATGCTGCGGATTTTGGCAGCAAAGGTGGTGCTGGAAAAGCTCACCGTTGCGCCTGCACCTGTATCTGCATGAGTTTCAGTAACTGGCATACTCAATCTCCTTGATCAAACTAGGCATCGTAAAAAGAAATCAAAAACTCGACCACCGAAACATAACGCTTTTCGTCGCTAGCATCCGTTGGTTGTTCCACAAAAGTGCGCTGCCCAGCTCCTACGGTTGCGTCAAAAAAATTGATGCCTCCGTAAACACCTCGAAGTGAACCAATTATATTGTTTTTAAGCAAATCTGCCAAACTGTTCGCCTGAGCCCGAGTGCTACTAAAGCATTCCATTTCAAGACGACAGGTAGCAAATCCCGCTAAGCCCCAGCCACCAGCAGTTACATGCTCATGGTTGGTAGATATTTTGTTGTAAACAATAGCCGGAAGCTGTGCTCCCTGCGGCAAATCATCAGGATAAATTCGTGTCAATGTTAGCGAGGTAATCGCTGTTCCGGTGTTGTTTAGCAAAAAGCTTCGTACTGCGGATGCAACGTCAGCCACTTACGTTACCCTCCATATGCATTTTGACCGAGCGATCGATGCCCTCTGCCATGATCTTTTTGACCATAGCATCCGTAGCATCTTGCACCTCCTGCGATAGCCGGCGCTTCGCTTTCAGTCTAGCCCGATAACGTTTAGGATCGTTCTTATCGACAGCCCAAAATGACATCTGGCGTGAGGTAGTGCCGTAGTAGTCAAAGTAGGACTTTGCTCCATGTGGATATTCCGGCCCAATAAATGCCGTGACAGCAAACTTGCCATATTTGCGAATCACATAGTTAATGATTGATCGCGTCCTTG